TCCCAGTTGATGAGTTACGACAACATCAACATCCTTGACGCTTGTTTTGAGATGGCGAAGAAATGGGACTGTGAGTGCTGGATAACAGAGAATATAATCCATTTCGGACGTTGTGAGTCTGGCGATGCGGTGGATTTCGAGATTGGGAAAAACGTGCAGGAAATGCTACAGTCAGAATCCCAGTCCACCTACGCCACCCGTATCTATGCTTTCGGCTCAACAAAGAATATCCCATCTGACTACCGCCCCGTTGATGAGGCTGTAGTGCTGAACGGCGTTGTGCAAAAACGCTTAATGTTGCCCGAAGGAACTCCGTACATAGACGCTTATCCCGATATGACCACCGAGGAAGCCATTGAACAAGTGGTTATCTTCGATGATGTCTATCCCCGAAGGGTCGGCACGATGTCGGACATTACCACCAAGGAATACACTGACAAAGTAGAAAATACCGACGGGACTACCACTGAAAAGAAGTGGAATGCCTACCGCTTCAAGGATACCGGCATTACCTTCTCAAAGGACTATATCCTTCCCGGTGAGGAATTGAAAATCATTTTCCAATCCGGCAAGTTGAATGGTATGGAATTCGCTGTAACATTCGACCCTGACAATAAGAATGAACAACTTTGGGAAATAGTCAGAAATGAGAACTACGGCAGACCGCTTCCGGATGGAGCGCTTATCCCCGAAAATGGTGATACTTACATCTTATCAGGCTGGAATCCCATGAAGATAACTGAAATGGGACTGGTAGCAGAAGCACAGTTGGAATTAAAGGACAAAGCCGATAAGTACGTTGCCAAGTCAAAGATAGACCCTTCTACATATAACTGTAAGATGATGTCGGATGTCGCATACAGTGAGGGCGGAGTGCACAATCTCTACGGCATCGGTCAGAAGGTTAACTTAATCAATAAGGCTTATTTTGACGGAAGGCAGTCAAGGGTTATCGGATACGAGTTTAATCTTGACTATCCTTATGATTCTCCGATTTATACAGTAGGGGAGACGGCAGCCTACTCGCGTATAGGGGACCTCGAAGGCAAGATAGAATCTCTTACCCTGAAAGGTCAGACTTATACAGGCGGTTGGGGTAGTGGGGTTTATCTGATTAAAAGAAATGATTCCACACCGGCTACCGACAATAATGCATTCTCGGCTTTGCGCTCGCTGAAAACTTTTCTTCGTAAAGATAAAGAAGATACCGCTAATGAGCTTATCACATTTTTGAAAGGTCTGCTTATCGGCAAGAACGGTTCTGGTATTACTGTGCTTGAGAACGGTATGTCACAGTCTGTTGTTGATTATCTGTATGTCAAGGTCAAAGCCGTGTTTGACGAACTTGAGGTCAAGAAAAAGACGTATGTGGGTGGCGAGCAGGTGATTTCCCATGCAGGTATGAAATGCAACCGTGTAGAGGAATTGGATGATGTTTACCGCTGTTATTTTAAGGAAGAGGAAGATGGAATTGAGATAGAGAACCAGTTTACTCCTGGATCTCTTGCCGTTGCCCAGGAGTGCAATATCAAGACAGGCGTTTCTCATCATGTCGGCAACCGCTATTACTGGCGGTTGGTCACAGCGGTGGGTGAGAACTATATAGACTTGTCCAAGGCCGTGTGTGATCCTAATGTCGAGAACGATGTTCCGGTGGCAGGCGATGATATCGTGGGATTGGGTCATAAGACCGATATCACCCGACAGGCGGCGATAATTCTTTCTTCGGTGAACGAAGTTTCTCCGTCCATCATCATGTATCAGGGTATTAATGATTTTACCTTGACCGGGAAAGACGTCATTTCTTTTGATTTTGACAGGTCTACCGGTAAGGCCCGGATGAAGGTGTACGGAGATACATACATTGGTGATAAGGATCGGGGCACTTACATAGAATACACCCAGGACAAAGGTGTGGATATCAAAGGAGTCTTTCATATCGAAAAAGGAACTACAGGCTGGAAGAATGTCGAAGGTTTACCGGAAGAGATACAGGCAGCAGCAGATTTGGCACAAAAAGCTCAGGATGCAATAGACAATGCTGCTGTCGGCAGTGTCAATCTGTTGCGTAACTCCGGGTTTACGGGGGATTATGAAAGTGAGACATTGTCCTCTGATACTCAATTGTCTGCTGATACCGAATTGTATAGCAAGCAATTAAAGTATTGGACAGGTGTAGCTACCGTATCCGCCGATAATGATGCCGGTTCCGGGTATTCCGCCGCAATCGGCAGTCTGTCACAATCGGTGGCCTTAATTAAAGGAGAAAGTTATGTTATATCATTTAAAGCAAAAGGTACATCAGTGGCTGTTTCGTGTGGCGATTTCAGCACAACTCAGCCTCTTACGTCCGGTTATCAGAGGTTCACATTTAAATTCAACTTTAACGGTGCAGGTATTTTCATGCTCAGTGGTACCGCAACCGTTTGTGAACTTCAGCTAGAAAGAGGAACTATCGCGACCGATTGGAAGCCATCCATCCTGGATAATGATAAGTCCATGGCAGGTTTTCAGGCGATTAATTATATTGCCGACGCGATTAAAGATGGATCTGTGGATATCCTTGGTGGTCTGATTTTAGCCAACATGATCCAATTGGGTAATTACAAGGATGGCAAGATGCAGAAGGTTACTGCCGGAGTGAGCGGCATATACAATGATGATGATGATGTGGCGTTTTGGGCGGGTGGCAAACTTGAACAGGCTATTATGACCGTAATGAAGTTCCGTAACGACCCCAATTACCAGCCTACTGATGCGGAGTGGGCGAATATGGCAAATTTTGTTGCCACGCATGGCGGTGATGTATTTTTAAAAGGATATGTCTATGCATTAGGAGGCTTTTTCCGTGGAAGGGTTGAGACCTCTGTAGATGGGAAGCGAATTGTCATTGACCCGGAAAAGAATACGCTGGAAATGTACACGGCAGAAGGACACGCCACTTTGATTTTAAGATTTGACAAATCATCGGACGAATGGGAATATGGCGATCTCATCTTGCGGAAGTATGTCAATGATCAACTGGCACTCGAAACTACTGTATATCCGGAGCGTATCAGAATACAAAATCATGTTGAAAAAACGGATATCCTGTTAAATCCCAACAACGTCTCGTTCTACGGCTCTAAGGGTGAGACATTATTGGTCGGGATGAAATCGGTATATAATGGGGTAAACGTGTCTAAGTATGTGGCGGATATAAGTTGCAGTCATTGGCCGGGTAAGGATGATGTCAGTACCGGACAAGTCTATGTGGATTATGAGACGGTGGAAGGTATTATAACTAATGGGATTTTAAAAGTAAAGAAATAATATGGAACTCAATACAGTCATTAAAACAGGTACCTGGTCTGATGCTGCCGACCGCATCAACAGTAATTTTAGTAAGACTTCCACTGAAGTCGAAAAAATAAAATTAAGCAGCACCCGCAGCAAGGGGCTGTATCCTACTATCGAGGCATTGAAGGCTGCTATACCATCCCCGGTTGTAGGTGATTGGGCTGTAGTAGGTGATACCATACCGGGACCAATCTATCAATGCAAAACAAAAGGCACATGGAGTGCCACAGGCACGACAGGAGGAGGTGGAAGTATAGACCTGTCGGGATACTTAACAGCCGAGGAAATTGACGATGTGACATCAATATAATTTTTAATCTTAAGAAAAATATGAATAAATAATTACATAAGAACAACAACAGCTCAAGTTCTTGCGGAACTTAGGCTATAATAATAGAATTATATGGCTAAAATATACAAGCTCACCCAAGGTGGTCAGACCATTTACCCTGCTACAACCACTGATGCAGTTAAACATCCCGGAACAGGCACTTCGATAGACGCACTCATAAACGAGATAAATGTATCCGTGGTCTATCCGACCGGCGGTGTTACTGCCGATAATATCCAAGGCGGTAACAGATATACGCTGGAAACAGCCATAGATAAAGTTCCCGTAGGACTTAGGAGGAATGGATTGAAGGTGTCGTTTGTGGGAGTGACCGGGGAGATCGAAACATGGGAGTATCAAGGCGGAGGTTTTACCAACCGTCAAAAATGGTTTTTTGTGGAAGTTCCGTTTTTTGTTGAAAACAAATTTTATTCCTCTTTTATTAAAGAATTTTACATTGAAGGAACAACAAAAAAACTATTCGTGAAACAAATCAGACGTTCGTCAAGTGGTCAGTCCAATCCTGATACTAAGTATTGGCAGGTTGCAATATGCGATGAAGATGGTAACGTTATAGATTTCTTTTCAAATAATTATGCAGAAGATAACTACCTTGAGTTTAGCGGCTCTATTAACGAAGAAAAGATTACTGTCAAATTAGTTGTTAACTGGTCGGCCTTACCGGAAAATTCCAATTTTGCAACCAAAGCAAGAATTGAAAAAACAGCTTACAATATAAAGAATTCTCCTTACTTATATGCCCTTTCCCAAAATATAACATTATCTGAAACAATTAACATGCAAAAGATGATGTCTAAGGAGATGGATGTTATAAGAGAAGGTTCGACTGTTATTTCTGATTCCATTCAAAAAGAAAGTGGCTATTTCTTTTTTAAAAAAACGTTTCAATTGCCGTATGTAATGGATAACACAAGTAAACTGTTAATGTACATAGCAGATTCGCAAGGTAGCAAAAAAAATATCCCTGTCACAGGTTTGTACTACACAATAGGATTTAGCGACGGTAGTACCGAATCATTCCAATTCGTGCTGGATGCACCTGTTTGCCTGTATTATAAGAAGCCTATTGCCTCACTTACCGTCTATGTAGGTTTTGACGATTCTCAGGTTTCACAGGATGATAAGCTATTCATAGAAATGCGCGAATTGTCATATAAAATTCAGAATGAGGATATCAATGGAGGCTTATACTTTAATGATTACCTACTTGGTGAAATAATCAAGGAATTTTATTACGTCAGAAAGACAGAGCAGGATAACATCGGTTTAAGGTATTTAAAAATAAGTGACAATACGATTTCGCTTGCCATAGATAAGGATGGTAATCAAGTATCATTTATACGGGAGATGATCCCCGCCAGTAAGAGAACACTTGTTAAATTCGTTGAGGATAGTGGAGGTCCCGATGCAGGGGGGTACGGGTACGCTCTATTAGATTTAAATAGCATTAAAGATGGAATGTATTCTTTCAAAAAAAACTGTAAGATGCCATGTTACGATATAACTAACAGTCCTTACATATACGCATACATAACATCTCAGAATATAAACAGAAGCGGTGAAGCCTTGTCGGTAAGAGATAAATTGCAAGCCCAAGAGAGCGTAAACGATAAGATAGAGTTTTGCAAACAGCACATCAGCAACAAAAATGCATCATTGCAAACTATTGCGTTATATTACAACCTCAGACGCAATGCCTTTACAAACAATGTGCTGTATGGGCAAGAAGAAGATTTTACCTGCGGAATAAGAAATGATGGAACACCGTGGGCTAATCAGGAAACCAATCCTTTGTATGTTAAAAAGGTTGATAATGTGTGGGTGGAAAAAGCATCTGATGAAATAGACTTGTCGCTTAACAGCGGTATATATGACATGGCAGGGAAGTTCGGTAATGTATTGGCCTTGGATTTGAACAAATATTTGAATTTTCATTTTTCCGGGGAAAATGAATTAGCCGAATTTTACAAACTTACATTTATTTCTTTGGTGAAAAAATATTATAAAGAGGTCGGAGGAGTCATAACATTTTGCTACCATGCCAACAACCCTTATGGGGACGGTTCATACGACCATATCAACAGCACATACCCGAATGCTTTTTATCAGATACTTAACGAGAAGGATGGAGGTGTCGCAAAAAAATGGTTTGATGATTTTCTAAGATCAGCCTCAGACTTTTTTAACCTTCTTGTCGATGAAGAAGGTAACAAAATTCCCATTATATTCAGGCCATTCCATGAATGCGCTTACAGTATGACTAAGTGGTGGAACAACTGTACATCAGAAGAGTATAAGGAAGTATGGAGAAGAATGGTTAGGCATATAAATGGAATGTGTACTAATGTGCTGTGGGCATATAACCCCGGTGTCAATCCGTTATCCGGTGAAGATTCCATTTTTGAAAGATACGCGGGCGATGAATATGTGGACGTAGTTGGTTCGGATATCTATTTTAATGATTCTGTTGACTGGAGCGAAGATATAACTCCCGATATTGGCAATAAAATAGAGAGTTTTCTGCCTGTAATAAGGCGAATTGTGATTGCAGCGGAATTAAGAAATAAAATACCGTGTCTACCTGAGACCGGCAATAAATTCGCATCACGAGACAACTTTTACACCAACCAACTATATCTAAGGTTACTGATGCAATATGATGTTAGATTAGCATACATGACAACATGGTATAATTTAAGGGGTGCTAATGATGTCAAGCCTTATTTTTATACGCCGTATATCAAGGATTCTGACGAAGGTAGAGATTATATAGAGTTCCTTAATAAAAAATGTATTTCTAAAAATCTCAATCTTTACGAATTGTAGAATGCAAATAAACTGTATCAGAATTTGCTTTAATGAAAAAACTCCTGCATGCCTTCTCAGGCAGCAGGGAGTTTCTACAAGTCGGTTTTATTAAATGGGTTATTAATAGCATTTATTGCCGACTCCTTAGCTTTGTCAAACAAATCTTTATCAACTCCTAATTCCTCGCTCCATACAATATCATTAAGATTTTTGTTATATAAATATTCTGCAATTTTATGAAAAAGAGTACACGTAGACGCATAGTATCCTTTATCCAAAGGATGTTGGCCATCGCCTGACGATCCATATAAATCATCTTGAGAATAATAATTAAACTGGTTTTGGACTGCTGTTCCACAAGGACAAAAGATGTTTATGTAATCTCCAAAATTATCAATTAATTGATTAGTTGCAGAAGCAATATTAGCATACATCTCTTCATTATTAAGACCACCATCTAAATTCCCACCTACCTCAGATATTCTTTTATCCGACCAAGCCCAAGGCATTAACCATCCAACTTTATATCCTAGAGACTGTATTCTCTTAGGAAGCCATTCTTGTAATGATTGAAAATAAGGTATATATGTACTGTATAATCCGGATGAAGCGCTTCCCTGCTGAAAAAATATTATATCCCAATTTTCATCATTTAATTTATCTATCAATGTATTACTTGGAGCATTTTGCATAGTGTTAAGCCATTCTCCATCTTTATATTTTAAATATAAAGATTTTGATGTATCTGATTCTTTAGCTTTATCGTAAAATTCTAATGTTGCCCCTCCTTGGTAAGATAGCCCAATAACTATATCAAAACCAATTTTCTTGAATAAACGCCCCAATAAATTTGTGGATAAATCAGAAAAGCTATTTCCAATCCATAGAATTTTGGCAGGTCTTACTTTGTATACAATATCAGCCCTCTTATTATTTGCTAAAGATTTTTCTATTGCTAAAATTTTTTCAGTATTTTTATTTATGTATTGTATTTGTGAATTTAAATCTTCCAAATGGGCTGTCGGCGTTTTAGATTCATCAAATGTAATTATTGCATAATGATAATTATTTGTATTTTTAACTATTAAAGTCCTTTCAATAGATTCTCCTATGATAGATTCGTCAGGCAGTATTAGCTTAGAACCGTTTTTCAAAGAATCCGTTTCTGAATAAGCATAGGTTAGACTATACTTATTACCATCTTTAGGAATATGTATTTTAACATTAAATTTATTTTTAATATCAAACAATGCAACTTTTCTGCTAGTTTCCTTTATGGTTAAAAAGCCTCCTATTTCAATAAATGCTGTATCTATAATCTTATGAACAGGTAATTTTGATAATAGACTTTCAGTTTTTACATAAATAATTAAATTGCCTTTTGAAGAATCGTTTTTTATGAATTTGATATCTCTATCTGCAATAGTCCCATTCATTACTGTTTGGTAATCCGAATCCTCCTTATTGGTTCTACAAGTAATCGTGGATACATCTCCATAAAGACAAATTTTTTCTCCTGAATTGATAAGAAATGGAAGTTCTACCATTTGATAAGCTGTATCAAACGATAATTCTACTGCTTTTTTAAGTCCTACAATTTTTTGAGTTGCAGATAACCCCATGGTTAAATTTTCAGCAGATTTTAAATTAATAGCTACATCTTTTTTTATAGCATCAATTTCTGATAAAACACTTTCTATCAATCCGCTTTTTATAAAAACAATCCCTTCTGGTATATTTTTATCCGATGGTGCTGTGTTTACAAACATTTCTGCATTTTCAGGAACATCTATTATTTCCATTGAATACATTGCATTCCCTTCTAAAAATTTTGCCGTTCCTCCACTTATATATGTTCCTTCTGAAGATTTAAATGCATAACCTATATTAGTTTCACCTCCAATATAAGGAGAATATATTCTCACTTTGATTTTTTTATATTCCCCTTTATTAAAAGAAATTTTATAATGAAAGCCGTCTGATGTTGTACTCCCATCTGTATAATTAACACGTCCGGTTTCTAGTGTTTGGCTGGATATTAACTGCGGAACAATATCAAAAAAATTATCAATAACAGCATCCAAAGCTATAAAACCGCTTACATCTGCTATTAGTTTTTTTAAATTGTTATAAATACCACCATCTTCGGAAGTAAATATAACCATATCAGATATAACATTATTATTTTTTACAAATCGAATATCTCTATCTGCGATAGTCCCATTCTTTACCGTTTGATAATCCGAATCCTCCTTATTGGTTCTACAAGTAATCGTGGATACATCTCCTAATAAATTAATTACAGAACCACGAAATATAGTAAATGGAAGTTCTTTTAGTTCATATTGTTTACTAAACTTTATTACAGCGGAAGATACGCCTGTTATTTTGCTTAAACTTTCTGTTTTACTCTCTAATTTGGAAAGTTCTTCCGTAAGGTTTTTACGCGTAGTCGGATGTACCACCGCATCAGTGGTTGTAGCAGGGTAAATGGTCTGACCACCTTGGGTGAGCTTGTGAATTTTAGCCATATAATTCTATATATTATAGCCTAAGTTCCGCAAGAACTTGAAAACAAATCTGAGAATGAATCAGATAGGGTTAATTAAAAAAAACGGGTAGAATAAAAGATGTTTTTTAAAAGATTCTACTTGTTTTCTAC